CGTTTGGAGTTAAAACGCGCAACTACATCTCATCTTACACACTGACGAAGCTCCCCTTAAACATGCGACTTAAGTACAATGAGTTCATGCAAGAGGGGAGTCTAGTCGTGCTTGACGGTACCGTTCTGGATTTGATGCAAGTTTACGACGACCTGGATAACTTCATTAATGAGAATAAATACGATGTATGCTGCATCGGCTACGACCCGTACAACGCTAAAGCTTTTGTTGAACGTTGGGAACAGGAAAACGGATCCTTTGGTATCGTGAAAGTCATTCAGGGTGCTAAGACAGAATCTGTTCCCCTTGGCGAGTTGAAGAAACTTGCGGAGCAGAGAAAGCTCCTGTTCGACGAAGAGCTTATGAAATTTGCAATGGGAAACTGTATCACTATTGAGGATACCAACGGAAACCGCAAACTGCTTAAGAAACGGTATCAGGAGAAGATTGACGCCGTTGCAGCTATGATGGATGCCTTTATAGCATACAAGAACAATCGAGAGGTGTTTGACTGATGGAATATATAAAATCAAACGAACTTTATCATCATGGGGTATTGGGTCAGAAATGGGGGAAGAGAAATGGGCCTCCTTATCCGTTAAAACCTGGTCAGCATTCTGCAGCTGAGAAGAAAGCTGGATGGCATAAAAGTGTAAAAGGTGGCAATGGAGAAGTTATTAAAAAGAAAAATAACACTGGTGGATTCAAAGAATTTGCTACCCGCAATGATCCAATTGTTAAATGGGAACAAAAAAGAAAAGCTAAGAAAGAGGCAGAAGCTTCTTCTAACACTGGCGGATTCCATGCCCCTGACAGAATAAAAATTGAAAACACAGATACAAAGGTCACCAAACAAGTAAAAAAAGACTATAACGAGCTTACTGATAAAGAGTTTATGGCCAAGTATCATGTAAACAAAAAGACTTATGCCAAACGAGTAGAAAAACGAGGAGACCCTTATAAGTACAATCCATACACGAAGCAGGGTCGAGAAAACATCAAAAAGAGAAAAGAGTCAGAGGCAGCAAATAACACTGGCGGGTTCAAAGAATTTGCTACTCGAAATGATCCGATCGTCAAATGGGAGCAGGAGCGAAAAGCTAAGAAAGAGGCAGAAGCTTCTTCTAATACAGGCGGATTGTCTAGAGGAACTTTAGAAAAGGCTGAAAATTCTTCTCGAAGACGTCTTAATAATGACGCCACAAATTATAAAGCAAAGCGCTCTGAAGTGGAATCAGCCAAAGAACGAAGCAAGCAGGAAAAAACTTCTGAAGCCCAAGCGGAAGTTAGGGCCGCCAAACAGCAGCAGAAGGAAGCGGAAAGGAAACTTAAACAGGACCTTAAAGCTGAAAAAGGGAGAGAATTGTACTCAGAGGGCAAAACCGTAGAAAAATACGCTAGGAGGCAGGCTGCCGCCAATTTATTCATCGGCGCTGGAGGAAATGCTCTAGCCGCTGAGCTTGCAAAAAGTGGCAGCACCAAGGCAGCCGTAATTCTATCAGCTTCCAGTACGGCTGCGGCATTGGGTTATGACATTTATGCCGAGGCTCAGAAGAACAAGATTCGAGCTTATTACGCTAACAATTAAGGAGGCCAAAATGGAATACTACAAAACTAGTACCCTTAAACATTATGGCATCTTGGGTATGCATTGGGGCGTTCGTAATGGTCCTCCGTATCCTCTTACTTCCAAACAGAAATCAGCCTCTGAGCGAAAAAGAACTCCGTCTAAAGGGGCAATAGTTAAGAAGAAAGGAACCGGAAGTTTTCGTACTAGATATGCGGATATGCCAAGTAAGCAGCCAAGAGACGTTAGCTCAATGACTGACGAGGAGTTAAAAGCCTTTAATAATCGTGCCGCACAAGAAAAGTTGTATGAGAAGAACACGACTCCACAGCCTGATAAAAAAGCTCTGTCTAATGCTGATGCAGTAACGCAGTTGGCCAATGCTACCCGTATGATGTCGGATAATATGCAGAGGGCAGCAGATAACGAGTATAAAAATGCTGTATCGAGAAAAAAAGCTGAGATCGATTTGTCTAATGTATCCGACGAGGATCTGCGTAAGGCGGTCAATAGAATGAATCTTGAACGCCAGTATAGAGATCTTACTCCCGTAGAAATAGAATCCGGCGAAGAGAAATTTAAACAGGCAATGGAAGTGATAGGACCGGTTGTGTCAACGGCAGCGTCAGTAGCCTTAATTGCTTCTGTCATTTATAAGATAGTTAAATAAACAACTTATAAGGAGATAAATCAAAATGGCTTCTACATTTGGTGCAAGACTGAAGCATGCATGGAATGCGTTTAAGCGAGATCCGAATGATATCGCTAAACGTGAATTCCGAGACATAGGACAGTCTTACATGTACAGGCCAGACCGGTTACGTCTCACCCGGGGGCCTGATAAAACAATCATCGCATCGATCTATAACAGAATAGCAATGGATGTAGCGGCCATCAAGATTGAGCATGTTAAGCTCGATGACGAAGGCCGCTTTATTCATACTATTGACTCACCGCTCAACAAATGCCTTAGTCTTGAGGCAAACATTGACCAGACAGGACGTACCTTTATCCAGGATGCAGTTCTTACCATGCTCGATAGCGGATGCGTCGCAATGGTTCCTATAGACACTGATGTGGATCCAACTGATGAAGATGGAACACGATTTGACATCTATGCACTTAGAGTAGCTACTATTACTCAGTGGTTTCCTAAGCATGTCCAGGTCGACATCTATAATGAAGTTACAGGTTCACATAGTCAATACACGCTTCCTAAAGCTATGCTTGCTATCATAGAGAACCCGTTCTATCCAATTATGAACGAACCTAACTCTACCATGCAGCGGCTTATTAGGAAACTTACTCTTCTTGACGCGATTGATGAACAGACTAGTTCAGGAAAGCTGGACATGATTATTCAGCTTCCATATATCATCAAGACCGATGAGAAGAGAAGACAAGCAGAAGCCCGACGTAAGGATCTTGAGCGTCAGCTCGCGGAATCCAAATACGGCGTGGCATATGCCGACGGTACAGAGAAGATAGTTCAGCTCAACAAACCTCTCGAGAACAATTTATTGAGTACGATCGAATACTTAACGAGTATGCTATATAGCCAGCTAGGAATTACGACCGGAGTATTAGATGGTTCTGCCGATGAGAATACGATGCTCAACTATAACAACCGTATTGTCGAACCTATTCTTTCTGCCTTGTCAGATGAAATGAAACGCAAGTTTCTAACAAAAACTGCACGTACTCAACACCAATCTATTAAGTTCTTCATTCAGCCTTTCAGAGCACTTCCGATCAGTCAGGTCGCAGATCTCGCGAATAGCTTAGCTCGAAATGAGATCGTTACTCCGAACGAATTCCGACAAATCCTAGGTCTTAAACCGGCAGACAATCCTTCTGCAGATGAACTTCACAACGCTAATATGCCAGGTGAAGAAGGTCAGCAGATGACGCCCGGAATGGAAAATCAAAATGGGGAAGAAATGGCAGCCTTGCCTGACGATCCAATAGAAGCAGCGGACGATCTTGACTCTCAGCTCGATGAATTGGAAGAACTTCTAAACCACTCAGCGCTTCAGCACTACCTCCCAACGCCGGCGCAGTATGCAAGTCCATACTACGATCCCGAAAAAGCACACGAATATTACATGAAGAATCGTGAGCTTAAGGAACGTAAGTCCACTGCTCGTTTGAACGAGAAAGGACACGAGGTGGCGGACTATGTAAAGTCCCAGGTAGAAGCTGAAAGAGATTCCAAGTTAGAAGCTCACAGCGCGGACACTGCTTCTCAGCTCGAAACTTTGAAAACTAACAAGCAGACACAGACCGAGCAGAATAAATCAACTACATCAGCTGAAATAGATTCATTAAAGTCCACTAGAGACACTAATTACGAGAATCTAGCCGACAACAAAGAGGCACAGATCAGGACAAATCAGGCTAAAACTCAGAATGCAGTTAATAGTCTAACCCGACAGCTTAAAGCAATGAACAGTGAACAGAGAGCTGCTCGTAAAGATGAGATTCTTGGTCAGATTAAAAAACTTAGAGAGCAAAACGCTGCTAATAGAGCGGAAATTGAAACCGACTACCAAGAGGATAAGGCAGGCGAAGCGGCTAAGTACCAAGAAGGATCAGCGGAGGCAAGGGCAGTTCAAAAGAGTACACAAGCAGTTATTAATGAAAACTACTCTAAATCTGTTTCTGAATTGAAGACTTCTTCAAAAGCAGAAACGGCAAAGATCAAAGACGAATACATGGAGAAATGGTTAACAGAACTCGACAGAATCAAGACGATACCGGAGTATCTGAAACCTGAGAAAACCGCATCTTATAAGACTTCTAAGTCAACTAGCAGCTCGTCAAAAGTGTCTGCTGAACAGAGCACAAGCTCGTCTGGTGGTGGATCATCCTCCAGTTCTCGGAAGCCACTTACGTCTTCCCCGACAAAGTCTGAGAGTTCTAGATTGAGTAGTATACGTTCGCATTCTCGCAATGTTAGAACGAAATTAAGAAAGTAGCACAAGGAGAAAAATCAAAATGGCAAAGAATTACGATTTTGTCGGATGGGCTACTCGGAATGACATTAGATGTGCTGATGGTCGAATTATTCGACAGGATGCGTTCAAGGAATGCGACGGAAAGGAAGTACCGCTCGTCTGGAATCATCAGCACAACAGTCCGGATAACGTTCTGGGACATGCTCTTCTTAGGAATGTGAAGGGCGGAGTCAAAGCGTTTGCTACGTTCAACGATACTCCGAGTGGTCAGAACTCAAAGGCTCTGGTCGATAACGGAGATATTGTTGCATTGTCTATCTATGCAAACAATCTCACTCAGAACGGCCCGGATGTTATTCATGGCGTAATCCGCGAAGTAAGCCTCGTTCTTGCAGGCGCTAATCCTGGTGCATACATCGACTCAATTCTCACACATGGTGAGGATGGCGATGACAATGCAGCTATCATCTACACAGGAGAGGAAATCTCTTTCGAAGATGAGCTTCAGCATGCCGATGAAAAGCCTGAAGAAGAGAAGAAAGAAGAGGAGAAGAAACCCGTGGCTAACGAGGAAAATAAAGATAAGACCGTAAAAGAGGTCTTTGACGAACTCACCGAAGAGCAGAAAAATGTTGTCTATGCTCTGATTGGTCAGGCTGTACAGTCAGCTAAAGATGAAAAGAACCAGTCCGGCGAGAAAGCCGATGACGAAGATGAAGGAGAAGAGAAAGAAATGAGACACAACCTGTTTGATGAAAATGTTGAAACCCAGGAAGAAAAGGATAACGTCATTACTCACTCTGAAATGATGGCGGTTATCAACGACTCCAAGAAATACGGAACGATGAGAGAGTCTGCTCTTCAGCATGGCATCGAAGGCATCGACTACCTGTTCCCGGAAGATAGAAACATCACCAGCACTCCTCCGGAGATGATTAACAAGAATGTTGAGTGGGTCAACGCTGTTCTTAGCGCTGTTCATCACACTCCGTTCTCTCGCGTTAAGTCCATGTTCGCGGACATCCGTGAGGATGAGGCTCGTGCAAAAGGTTACATCAAGGGTCACCAGAAGAAGACTGAAGTGTTCTCTCTGCTTAAGAGAAGCACCTCTCCGCAGACCATTTACAAACTTCAGAAGTTCGACCGTGACGATGTAATTGATATCACCGACTTCGACGTTGTTTCCTGGGTTAAGGCTGAAATGCGCCAGAAGCTCAACGAGGAACTGGCTCGTGCAATCCTTATCGGCGATGGTCGACTTCCGTCCGATGACGACCACATCTCTGAAGACCACATTCGTCC